CGGCGGCGCCCGTCGCACCCGTCGCGCCCGTGGCACCCGTCGCGCCATCGTCGCCTCGCTGCGCCAGCAAGCCCCAGAAGTCTGTGTCGGTCGGCAGATTGCCCGTGGTCGGAGTGACGGAGATATAGAGGTACGACGAGCCATTGTAGCTGACCGCATCGTTCTCTGAGTATTCGGTATTGACATCCCAGGCGTCCATCCAGTTAATGGTGGACTCACCAGAAGGCCCTGTGGGGCCGGTCGGACCAGTGGCACCTTGGCCGCTGCCACTCCCGCCGCTCATACCGAAGTTGGATCTCATATCAACACCCAGGCGAGGTCTTGCGGCTGGTCGCCCGGCCGCAAGGCTGAGGCAACGCCGAAAATATTCATTGATGGCTTTTCGATCGGTAATACGATCGACTCGCCTGGGAGCAAAGGAATGCCGCCAGTGTCCGATTGATTGGCGGTCACTGCCCCGCTGCCGATATAGACAGGCACAGTGTTGCCCAGCCCTACCCCGTCTGATTCACTCGGGCAGCGCAACAGAATGCCTTTGTAGGCTTCCAGGTTGTGCAGGATGATCGGCGTCGGAGTTAGTCCAACCGGTGTGTGGCCGTGGCGAAATTCCGTGACTGTCTCTTTGGTGATTTCCACGGCACACTTCCTTTAGACTGACAGCCACGTATAGGCTTGAGCCGCTTCGCTGCCGATGACGTGTAGCTTCGAGATCGTGTCGATCTTGATCTTCACGCTTTCGCCTGCCGCCAAGGGATAACCTCGGCCAGCCGCGATGTCGGCGACACTGCCGACCTTGACGGTGCCGGCGTTACCGTCGTCCGCTCGAACAAACACGCCGTCGTAGACGGGGTAGTCGGCGGTCGATAGGGCCGCAGGCGACGTGCCTACCGTGCCACTATCGCTAAAGCACTCTTCATGGGTCGTGTTCTGCATGGTTACTTCCCTTTACCGCGCACGGGCGGTTTCGTGGACTGTTTGAGGTCCGTGTTGCGACTGGCAGCCTTCTCGGCTAGACCCGCATTCGGATCGGCCGACAGATCGGCTACGCCACGCGCTGCAGCGTTGCCGGGAGCAGCCCCCGGAGGCCCACCGCCAGATTTGGCTTGGGCTTCGGCAATGGCTGTGGCCCGCGCAACGTGAGCTTCTTGAGCGGCCTTGACTTCGCTCTGGCCATCAAAGCCTAGAGCGTCAGAGCCGGTTTCCGGGCCACACAGCCCGTTGAGGACGGCCTCATTGATGATGTCGGGATTGCTCGTCGCGAACTTCGCGGCGTCAATCTCTTTGTGGATAGCGGTCAAGGTGTCTACGTTGACTTTGCCCGCGAGCAACGTCGTGGCGATTACTTTGCCGATCTCTTTCTTGATGGTGCGGCTGGGCAGCGAGAACATCAGGTCGGAAAGCTTGTCAGCTTCCTCGATCCGATCGACATCGGCTTTGAGCGAATACCGATCGGGGTACTTGATCGTCGCAATGCTGCGGCGTTCAACAACCTTCTCTTCGTAGGCTGCCCAGAAGTCCGCGATCTTTCGTTCGCTGGCTTCCAGCACCAACCCGATGAATGACAAACCGGACTCAAGGCCCTGGTTGTCCATCGTCTTACTCTCGGCCGACGCCCGGCTGGCCAAGTTCAACACTGCGAGGTTCACGAGCTTGCGTATGTCGCCTTCCAGCTTCCCTTGCAATTCCAAGGATGCTTTCAGGGGCTCGGAACTTGGATGGATGAACGCCGGGCGGTCGGCTTCTAGGTCGTAGTAGCGGCCCTGCGTGACACCAACCTTGACGGTCTCGTCGCTGGAACCTTGGCCACCTTCGGTGGCAGTACCGTCTTCGGCATTGACTCGCTTCAAGTGACCGCCGACTCCACGGCCGTCACGTTGCTCGGTGTAGAACGGGAAGTTCGCCTTGAGGGCGTAGCTGACATCCGATGAACCGAGATTCAGCAGAGCGATCTGGTGTTGGCACACGTCTTTAATCAGACTGTCACAAATGTCCAGCATCACAAACGGGATGCGGGTGAGTTCCAGTTTGATCGGCTCTGTGGCCGGTTGCCCGTCTCGATCGCAGGCTTGGCCGTCCTGATCGTAGAATTGGAGATTGACGTAACCGTCATCACCGATCCACAGTAGGCGGAACCGTTGCACTTCCGAGATCGGCAGCAAGGATCGCGTGTCGTAGTTCCAGCACACATCGCGGAGCAGAAGCGACTGAAACTCAGACGGCTGCTCGGGGTTGTTGCAACACCACGACAGAATGTTTTCGACAGAGTACGAGTACAGGTACGGCCGCTTGCCTTGGGCGTCGGCAAGGGTATAGCCACCGACCACGGGCATATCGACGAACACACCGACACGACCCATGACGAGCAGATCGGTCAGAACCTTCTGACCGAGGAAACTGTTCATGTTCGAGCCACGCATATCGACGCCACCGTTTAGGCCGGCGATCGACCGCTGGTACGCTTCACTCCCACCACGGCGAAGAATGTCGCTCATGCGTTGAAAGATCGAGTTGCGAATGTCGTTGATCGCGGCTTTGCCGAACGCCGGGATGGGCGTCAGGTTTCGGCGCTCGATGAAGTCTCCCTGCGTCTCACGGCTGGTGAACTGTTGAAGGTAGGACTCACGGAAGGGCTCGCCGCCCTCGTAGGTCAGCCGCCACTTCGCCCAATCCGCCGAGAAGGCCGAGATGAACGGATGGCGAGCATCAATGATCTTATTCAGAGGTTCGCCAGCCATACTCGGACTTCCTTACCTTACAGAAACTTGCCCACGTCTTGCCCCGTCGTGATGCTCGCCGCCAGTGGCAGCGCGATCTCGGCGTAATTCAGAGAGTGGGCGTAGTGGTCTGGGCCAGTGTCAACAAAGGTTGCGACGGGGTTGTTCTGATCGTCTTTCTCGTAGGTCCGAACGAGCGCCTTCATGTGTTCGCGATATTCGAGAGAGACATCGCGAGGAAGGATGATCCGTTGTGTACGGAACCGGCCGAGTGAGGCTGTCAACCAGTTGGTTCGGTCAACTGTCAGCATCGGGGCGTCTTTGTTGTCGCCCTTATCGTCTTTGGAAATTTCTTTGGCCGTCTGTCCACGCCGGTATCGGCACAGGTAGACGTAGCCCGGAAACTTCTTTGCGAAGCGTCGGGCCTCATTGATCTGCGGGTCGGCGTCGATGACGCAAGCAAGCACCTGCCATTCACGCATGAGCGTGTCCAGTGTTCCCCACTCGTCTTCGTGGAACTTACCGTGGCACAGAATCTTGCCCTTCGCGGCAACATTGATGTCTCGCGACATCTGATCGACAAACCATTCCACCGCCGTCCAGTAGGACCATTTACCTTGATCCACGCCGAGCGTGATAAGGCGTCCACGGCCACCAACTGTGGGGCGCGGATCGCTCATGGTGTGGTTGCCGACACACTGTTGCAGCATGTCGTCCGTGACCTGGGCACCTTCGCCCAGGAACGGCAAGCCAAGCTTGCTGTTGTGGAACTCTTTGTTCGCGGCCTCGTCACCCATCCCACGGTGATAGGCTTCAACAACCTCACCCGGCGACACCGTGTAGCTGTAAAGCTGGTTGATGTAGAAGCCGCGCTTGTCAGGATTATTGTTCGGTGCTTGAACTTCCCATTTGCCTGTGCCAAGCCATGTCGGCTTGTCGCGGTGCTCGATTCGCTTCTTGCATTCCTTGCATTTCAGAAACGACTCAACGCATCGCGGATCATTAACGGTCTCGCCGATGATCTCTATGCAGTCCGGCCACACAAGTTCTGTTCGCCGTGAACAGCAAGGGCACTTAAAGATGAAGCGCTCTTGCGTCGAAGTCTGGTACAGCTTGTGGATGCCGTAGTTGGGAATCGTCGGCGTGGAGATTGCCCACACCATCTTCCGTAGCTGGCCGTCGAGTCGAGTCAACGCGAGCCAGATTTGCTTCTGGTCCATTTCGTCAACTTCGTCAAGGATCAGTTCCGAGACGGGAATCGACTTGAGGTTGCTATCGCCTCGCGAGCCACGGATGTACAGGTTGTTCACGCCTGTACGCTTCAAACCAATGTTGTCTGCCCCGCTGAATAAGGATTTCAGGTAGGGGCTGTGCTCCAACGCCACACCGAACCGTGCCTGGGAAAAGTCGGAGGCGTTGATCTTCGTCGGCAGAACATACAGAACGTCGCGTTTCAACTGATCGAGCACATAGAATGCCCGGTTGATGCCGACCTCTGTGATGCCCATCTGGGCCGACTTCATGGCGAAGTTGTAGGACGCCTGCGAGTCGTGCATGTCCCGGACCCACGGATGCCATTTCCATGAGTAGGGTCCAGGGAACGGCTGGCCCATCACGCGACGTGTTGAGGCCCAGCGTGAACAGCATGTGAGCGATTCCCCTTTGAGCCCGTCAGCGATGGTCTGCCTGAGTAGGTCAAGAAGGTCTTCTGCCATTGTGACGGAGGCCGATTAAACAGGTTCGCGTAAAACATCAGGCGCGTGGCGACGTGATGGAGGGTTGGCGTTCGTCCTGCTCGACCTCGTGTTTCCTTAGTGCGATCGCGTGCGAGGATGCGACGGGTCTTGAGTCGGCGCGGAGGTCTTGACCGGTTCATCAGCCGCTTTGTTCTCTTCGACGATCGCTTTCATCTCGTCGGTGATGTCGGCTGCGAACTGCGGCGGGGATTCAACGCTGACCGTCGTGTCGGGCACTTCGTAGTGAACGACAGCCTTCTCAGCGGCTTCCTTCGCGGCAGCCTCTTCGGCTTCCATCTTGGCCTTCTCGGCAGCGGCCTTCTCGGCAGCGGCCTTCTCGGCAGCGGCCTTCTCGGCAGCGGCCTTCTCGGCATGGTTGCTGGCTTTCTT